CTACACCTAAGCCTTCGTCGGCAGCGTCAGATGTGTATAAGAGACAGATTTAGTTTTATCTAAGTAAATACGGTTATTTCTGTAAAGACCAGTATATCCAGTATCTGCTTCTAGTGGTAATTCAATAACTGGAATATCTCTCGTAACTTTTTCTAAAAGATTTTCAAAATCATCCATCTGCAACCCTACTTGTCATCAAATTTTTTATCTGCTTCATCTAAATATAGATTTAGATCTTCAAATTCTTTTTTAGATAACTTCCTATTATGATCGTCAGAGTGAGCTGCAATTGTGAAAGCTTCTTTTTTCTGTTCTTTTAATTGATCTTCAGCAAATTTATAAACCCGCTCTTTTCGTGCTAAATCAAGTTTAGTATAAATAGATTCTATTGTTGAAGGCTGCTGGCTTTCTTCAAAACCTAAAATGAATTCAGAAGATACTCCTAATGCTCTAGCAAAATCCTCAACTCTATTTAAAGGAAATTCTCTTGTTTTGTTGAAGTATCTAGAAATAGCAGATTTTGCCATTCCGACTCTTCTCGCCAGTTCGCTTATTGATATTTGTTTATCTATTCGTATCGAATTTAACAAATCGATAATTTCATCATTACTCCTCAAATTATCACTCCGTTCTTAATAGATTAATTATACCACCGTTCCCAAATGGATACAATATGAATATTATATTTTTATTTGTTGACAATCGGGAACGATTGGTTTATATTTGTGTTGTACTCGAACGGGAACGGAGGTGAGTTGATTATGACTATTGATTTGCAACGATTGAAGGCAGAAAGAGTGGCAAAAGGATTAACTCAAGATCAAATGGCGGAATTGATGGGATGGAAAACCAGAACACCATATGCTAAGAGAGAAAATGGAATTGTCGCTATTGGAGCAAACGAACTGGTAAAAATGGCAGATATTTTAGGATATAGTCCTGATAGTTTGATTATTTTTTTTAAGAAAAACGTTCTCTAATGGGAACGTTTTTGTGAAAGAGGTGGAATGTTTATGTCTCAAACCATTGAAATCAATACCCCTATTCAAATCTTAATACCTTCACATTTAAAAGTTGTTGAGATTGAAGAATATGAATCGTTAAAGAAAAAAGATTTAATGGGTCAAACTTGGACGATGGATGATCTTAAGGAACGGCTACAAACTACTGACGAAGATTGGATAAAGGAAAAAATCCTTTATCCAAACAGAGAAATACTAGATGTCAGGAACGGCGGTTTTGTTCGTTACTCAAAAGGCAAAGGGAATCCTTGGAAATTCAATGCTTTAGAAATGGCGAAGTATTTGCAAGAAAACTGGGCAAATATCATGTCAGATTGAAAGGAGGGATTTTGTGAATAAAAAATGGTTAGCTACGCTCCATGACAATCCATTGTATAAAGCACGTCAATTACAAGGGATTGCTTACGCCAGCTTATTGTTAAACGGTATTTTGTTAGCTATTTGTTTCCTATTAATGATTGGAGGGTAACTAGATGTTCAAAGAAAGAGAAATTATTTTCACAACTAATCGAATGTATGTTAAGCCATACACTCAAAAAATTAAGTCGATTATCTGGTATAAATTTGAATCGACATGCGAAGTAGAGGATCGTTCATTTGATAGCGATGAGACACCTACGATTGCTTTATATTTCGTTATTTCAGATGATCAGTTTCAAAAGTTACAAATGGCCATCCCAAAATTGCTACCGGATTTAGTAAGTAAAGGAGGAATTCAATATGAATAATGACAAGTTAGCCCTAATGTTAGCCGATAAGTTGATGGCAAAAGTCAACAGTTTGCTAGATGCAGAAGTTCGAACAATTACTTCCGATTTACAGGATACTCAAAAGGATATTGAAGCAAAACGCACGATTTCAATAAAGGTTGGAATCAAAGTCACTAGTGATCATCGAGGAATTACCATCGATGCAGAATCAAATCATGGATTACCGAAACGAGAATTGGAACCAGTTGTTTATCCAATTGATGTCAATAATTCTGGACAGATAAATTTGTTCGAAGATGAGTGAAAGCTGCAGGTGATGTAGGTGTTATCAAAGGCGATCGATTACTTGGAAAAAATGCCTGCAATTGTAATGCAGGTTCGTATGAGGAAACGTGGAGAGAATTATGTATACAGTATTGAAGCGAAAACTGAGCGAGGTAGAGTAGAAACATTTCAGTTGCGTGGAAGGACGTTGTATCACCATATTTTTCATCTGGGAAAGCCAACCGAAGAAAAGGTTCTTTTCCAGTTTTCAGAACAATAAAAAAAGCCGCCAAATTTGGCGACTTCTGAGAATGGTATTTCTTATCTCCGACAAGATAAGTATACCATCCTCAGACTATTTTTGCAAAAAACGCTGCTATTTCGGCGTTTTATCGTCCTTGTATTAGATACTAACTTAACGGACATAGAAAATTCTGGGGTGTTTGTCATGAAGAAATCATTTGTTAGAGAACGCAGAGTGGAAGCAGGACCTTATAAAGAAATCCGACTTTACAGTAGGACGATCGAGCAGGAACGAAAATGCAGAGAACCCAGAGGTAGGAGGAAAAAAGTAACTGGCTTATCTCAAGCAAGATGGAATCAAGCCCAAAGTAAAAGAAAGGCTGCCTTGTTTCTATATGCAAATTTTGGAGAGAAAGATTACTATGCCACGTTCACTTATTCCGATCAGTTTCTCCCTGAAAAGCCTGCTGATGCCAAGCGTGATCAAGAAAACACTTTGAAAAAACTAAAAAGACTCTATGAGAAAGAAGGGGTCGAACTCAAGTACATGTGGTTTACCTCTTATCAATACGATGAGGAAGTAGGCTATATCACTCGAATCCATCACCATATTGTTTTAAACAATGGACCATCAAGGGATGCAATCGAGAGTGTTTGGTCTAAAGGGCGAGGAAAGAAGAAACAGCCTCTTGGTCGAAGGCAAGTGCAAAACATTCAATACGATTCAGATGGGATGCAAGGCTTGGTCAATTATTTAACTGGTCAAGAGAAATGGGAAAATCGCCAGTGGAAGAAAGGTCAAAAGCGATGGTCCAAGAGTCGAAACCTTAAAGAACCACACGAAACAACCAACGATGATTATTGGTCATTTAGAAAACTAAATAAATTAGGTATGTCCAACGATGATGGAGCAGAGGAAATTCTTAAGAGGTTTCCTCAATACCGAATTTTAGGAGATATATTGAAAATTTACGATGAGGATCGTGGATGGTATTTCAAAATCGAACTGTTCAGAAATGATGATGGATAGAGAAAGAGGTAGAAATGGAAAATAAACAGACGTATCTGGTCGCCTGCTTTGATAAATCAGATTGTATCGACATGATGCAGGAAGTCTTTTTGATGTTAAACATTGATGATCAAAACAAAGGGAAATTTTATCCATGTATTAAAACATTGGAAATCAAATCAGAAGAAAAGGAAATCCGGTTTCTTCAAAATCAGCAAATTTGCGATGCTGCATCAAACAAATTAAATGATCAGTCAGCATATGCAGGAATAGTTAAGAGTGATCGCTATTCACAATTCGTATGCTTTGAAGATAAAGCACACTATGAGCGCATTTACCGCAGAACATTAGATACATTTGGACAAAACGACAAAGAAGGATTTATTACTAAACTAATGCAGAAAGTAGGTAGAAATGATGTCTTCAAGAAATTACCAAAATAGAGTTAACAATGATTTAGGCGATATCTTTGAAAAAATGATTGATCAAGGATGTTGGTACTACAGAACAAAAGAAATTGCTTTAATTGAAAAAACGCCTGAACCGTTTCGTGTGAAGCAGATACTCGGCGATGGCAGAATGATCGTTTATCCGATTGGGAAAGCTCAACCAGATTACAAAGGAACTCTGTGGGATGGACGTGCCATTGTTTTTGAAGCAAAGATGACCACAACGGATCGATTAAAAAAATCAGTGATCACTCAAAATCAAGAGGCGTTGTTGGATCTCCATCAAAAATTAGGAGCGATGGCAGGTGTTTGTTGCATGATCAAAAAGACCGTTGGGTTTATCCCATGGAGTGATTGGCAGAACATGAAAGCAAAATATGGACGACAGTACATTCTTGAAGAAGAGTTGGAAGAATATCAGGTTGCTACGCCGGGCTACATCGATTTTCTGAATAAAACGAATTGGTGATCCTATGGATGAAAGAATAACCAGTTTCAAAGTAGCACGTGTCGAATTCACCATGTTTTGCGAGATACGAGGATGGACGGTTGAGTATTTTTCTAACAATCCCAAGAATTACCGTCAATACTATGCAAGATGTTACGTTCCAGAGAAGGCAGATACTTATCATTTTATTATTACACTTGCAGGGAAGTACTATCGCCTTCTCGGAAATAAGAAGTGGGAACCTTATGAATATGTGTATAAGCCAGCAGATGCAGGAGGTGATCAACATGAAACAGAACCAACAGGCGATGAAGCAGAAAGAACATGAAAAAAAGAAGCGTCACAGAGAACGTGCTTTAAAACTACAACGATTACTTTATCTATCTAACCTTGATGATCGAGAGATTGATCCATTAATTGAGGACGAGCGAGAAGCATTACGTGTTGAACTCTGGAGAGGGGAGCAATCCCATTTGCGAATTGTAGAGGTTCTTTACAAAGGCGAAGTGATTTTCACAGGTACTCGGAAAGACGTATGTCGGAAGTGTAAAAAAGCAAATCGAACGATGAGCGATTTATTACGTTATGGTCATGAAGATAAACAAGGAAGGACTTACCGCTATAAGGATTGGAGTGGAACCATTGACGATGGGGTTGATTACGATTAATCAAAATAATTGGAGGGAAATTCATGAATGAGTTAGTTGAATTAGTAGAACAATGGTCAAAAGAAAAAGGATTGGATAAAGCAGATTCTAGCAAACAAATGTTGAAAGTTGTCGAAGAAACTGGTGAAGTTGCAGCTGCATTAGCAAGAAACGATCAAGATGCACTAAGAGATGGTATTGGCGATGTAGTAGTAACCCTGATCATCTTGGCAATGCAAAATGATATGGATTTATACGAGTGCTTGAATTTTGCTTATGACGAAATCAAAGGACGGACTGGAAAGATGGTCAATGGTGTTTTCGTTAAGTCCAGTGACCTGAAATAATTCCAGAATCGGAAGAAATACAAAACTAGAAAGGAAGATTATGAATGTCAAAACAGTATAAAGTGCTCGGAGAAACAAGAGTGATCCAAGGTGAAAATGGCAATGCAAAAGTACAAATTTCGAAAGAGTTAGCGAATGACAAGCCTATGCTTGTTACATTTCTCGGCATGAACGTTGAAGTTGTCGCAAATAAATTTAATATGACAGTCGATGATCTTCTGAAACTGATAAAGCAAAATATTGAATTGGAGCCAATGCAATTCGATTAGTCCACTATCCACCAAAATTACAAACTTGGGAAGGAGCGCAGTGATGGCCACACCAAAAGTTAGAGTATTAGTGAAACCTTTGCTTAAACCATGGCAGCCATGGCGGTATGTGACAGATTCTTGGTCTGTTCTGACAGATGATCCTGAAAAGGCGGGAGTTTTTCAAGACAATGGATTGTACAAGGTGCAAGACTATTACTTTTTCAGCAAAAAAGATTATGAGTTAGTAAGTGATCCACCAATATTAACAACTAAGAAAGGAGTAAGAAATGTTCAATAACTTGGTAAACTTTAGCATGGACTTATACGATCTAGACAGCAATATTACATTCCAAATGTCTACAGATAATATAACGATTGATTTTAACGATAGAAAAAAGCAAATTGTTTTATGGATTCAAGATAATGATGTGTATCCAGAGGTGGTTCACAATCTAGATAGTAATCATGCTATTCCCCTAGATATTGTTATAAAAGTGTTGGAGATAGCAAAAAAATATTTGTAAGGAGAAATCCGAATGAGTGGGAATACAAATATGTCAATCATGTGTAGGTCAAGTCAGCTATCCGACGAAATAGCAGAAAGCGAGGAATAACATGTTAAAAATTGTAATCGGGACAAATGAAGGAAAAGTATTATGTATTTCAAATAACGAAGACGAGATCAAAGCATCGATGGTTAATTATTTGATTGATACCGACCAAGAACCAACAGAAGATTTCTTCGAATCTCGAAACTGGGGTGAATACGATATTGAGGTATACGAGTATCATCAACCGCAACTCAACGAGAATCAGCAAAGCTTAATCATATGGATGCAAGAAAACGAATGCTACAACGGGGATCCACTAGAGTCGATATCTGATTTATTTTTGGAAGGCACGCCAAGCGAGCATTTTCCTGATTTGCCACTAAGTTGCGTAGAAGCTGCTTATCAAAGTTTAAACAATCAACAAAAAATTGAAATGGTGCAAAAGTATCTAGAACAGTATTTTGAACAGGAGGCAAAGTGATGGCATATATTGTGACCGATTCGAAAAATAGCGATCTATTTTTAACCTTTTACACATTTGTAGCTTATGAGAAGCCGCACACGGTGTTTGAACATCGGATGTTTTGTAAATCAGCGGTGAAATTTGATGATAAAACCCTAGCACAGGCGGTTGCCAATTTATCAGGTGGAAATATTAAGAGGGTTGATTAATTCCGCAATCGTCAGCGATAGCAAACTAAAGGAGGGAACGTGATGGTTAAAAAGTCCGAAGTTTTCGAAGTAATTGACGAAAGGATAGGGGCGCTAAAAAGAAAAATTGAGTGGTTTAATAAATTCGGAAACCCCGGTGACCAGCAAGAACTTATCAGACATGCAATAAATCTTTCTTGTAAAGATGAACTGTTGTATTTAAAAAATGACTTACTTTACAGCGTTGACTGGGGTAGGGACGATAGCGAACAGGAGGGATAATATGGTACCAAAATTTAGAGCGTGGGATAAAGAAACACAATCATTAAGGTATGTTCTGGTTGTTGATCGGCTTAATGATTTGGTGGATTTGGACAGCGGACTAATTGAACGTCAATTTGATGAAGTTGAGATCATGCAATCCACTGGCTTGAAAGACAAGAACGGTGTGGAGATTTTCGAGGGGGATATTGTAGTAAATCAATATGGTAATGTTGGATATGTTGCGTATCTTCAACAAGAAGCTGGCTTTGTAGTTGTACTAAAGAAAAGTGATTATAGATTGGGTCATAGGAATACAGGTGAGAGTTACGATGTAACAACTAATCATGAAGTCATTGGCGATATTCATTCTAATCCTGAACTATTGGATAAATCCAATGAAAACTAACCAAGCAATCATCATAGTGCTGCTAACGATCGCTGGCTTGAGTTGGTTATCCTATACAATAGTGGACCAACAAAAGCAAATTGAGCAGTTACAAGAACAGCTGCAGCATGAGCAGATGAATTACAAGATTATTATAAATGATCCGTTAGTTAGGGATGCGATGGAAGCAGGAGGATGAAATAAATGTTAAAAGAAATAGCACGAATTGCTCTGCATGGTATGAATTCGAACGATGAAGAAGTCATGAAGGCTTGCTTAGAAAAAATATGGATCATGTCCATTGAGAATGTTTCAGAATCAGAAGCCAGTAAAAAAATGAATGACAAGCAGAAAGATAAAATCAAGGCAGATGATGATCGGGGAGCTTATTTAATTAAGAAATACGGCACATACAAAGGACATTCAAAATTCAAATTGGCATTAGATTTCTTTCAAATGAGTAATGACCGATTTTTTGAACTATATAAGTTTAATTTTGTCCCTAGAGGCGAATTGTATAAGGTAGCCAGATCATATATAACCGGAAGACAATTGAGTAAGGGGTTAATAGCTGGAACAAGTATTTCTGCCAATATGCTGAGTCAATCCGGAATGGAGATAAATATATCGAGTGGTATTGCAAATCAGATTTGTAATTCTGCAACTAATTCATTTAAGCTTGGAGGCTAAAATATGGAAAACAAACGAACCGGACTTGAAAAAGTAAGTGATGGAATCGGGTTAGTAATACAAGGAGTTGTAGAGGTATTCTCGAATGTTATCTCAGCAGTTTCTAAAGTAATTAACAGGATGGATTGGGAAAGGTTAGCTAAGGTATCAGGCGATGACCGAATACGAAGATATTATGCTATCTATAGAAGAACCAATAAATCCAGAATTAAGAAGAAACAAGTCAAAAAGATTAAAGCTATTTTAAACGGAGGATGAAAGAATGAAAAATCAAAAACCAATGTGGCAAATAATGAGAGAAGCCGCTTTAGAACGTGAAGAAAATGAAGTTCTAAAAATGGAAGAGAAAAAACGGACTGTACAGCGTAATGCAAAACAAATATTAGAGAATTCAAAGTATGGGCGTAGATACTATTTCCATGCTGATAATGGTTCAAAACTACTCATCCGTGGAGTTGAACTAAGTCCAGTAAAATCAAATGAAGTGATGGCTCGGTTTATAGTTGAAAATCAAATATTCATTCTCACACTGCCAGTAGACAAAATCGAAAGATGGGAACTGATCTGTAAGGATGATTGCTTATGACGTTTGCTATATTGGGATTTTCGGGATTCGTGGTGATCATGGTCATCGCAGTAATTGTTGGGAAAAAGATGGACGAGAAAGAAGGCAAATAAAAAAGCCACTACCTTTTGGGTAAGTGACCAGTGACATGATTATTTTACCATAAAAGGAGTGGCGTTTGTGAGATTTCAGTGGCTTAAAAATTATCAAGATTTGGAAGAGCAGATTCTCTTCATGAAATGGAATCTTAACAAAAGTAAGTTGGAATTGGAACGATGGGTCAGTGGTGATTTAGCAAACGTCCGTCTCGAAAAAAACTCAAGGTCAGCTTCTTTAGAAGAGAATATTCAAATAATTGAAGAAGAAATTGAATTACTAGAAGATCAACTAAATGAAATGGTTCTACTGATAAAGTCATTTAAGGGATTAGATAATCAAATAATGTATTTGAAATATGTTGAAGGGATGACTTTAGAAAAAATTGCCGAAGATCTTAACTACAGTACATCGTATATTCAAAAGAAACATACTGAATTAAGAAAAGCAATTGATTTTGTCGATGAGTATATTTTAAACAAAAATAAGTTGAAGATGAAGATATCATTGCAAGATCATCGAGAAAAGTTGCACAAAAGTTGCACTACTAATTCTAGTTTTAAACTTGATTAATATGGAATATATTAATAGCGTAGAAGAAACGAGAGATGGTCTATGGCTACTCACATAATCATAAACCGAATGGAGGAAAGCTCCTTATCGCAAAACTTCTTTGAATAAATAGAAAGACAGCACATTATTTTGAAACGAGGTGAAACACTTCAAATCAAAATTCGCTAGTGCTGTCTTTTTATATTTAATTAAATTAAAGGAGGAATCACAAATGCAAAGTTTAATTATATGGTTGCCATCAGGGCAAACAATGAAGTTTGAAGATGTGCGTGATTTCAAAGAATTCACAACAGAAGAATGGGATGTTTTGAGATTTAATTATTTAGGTGTTTCAACTGGTGTCAGACGCAATGCGGCGTTTGTGATGACAAAATTGATGGGATGGGCATTAGAGGAGAAATCATGAAGGAATTTAGCAAAGTGAATGTACTAGGAACACAGTACACAATTTACAAAGATACAACAGAACTCGATAGACCTTTCATAAGTGGAGCTGATGGGATCACTGACTTCACTACTAAAGAAATATTCATTGCTCCCCTTGATGATGGTGATCCTAATAACATGCAGGTTATGGAGCATTATGAAAAGAGAACCATAAGACATGAGCTTATTCATGCAATCTTATTTGAATCGGGTTTGGATCACAACAGTAAATGGGGAAGAGATGAAGAGTTAGTAGATTGGATTGCAATTCAATTCCCTAAGTTGTTAGCTGCATTTAAAGCTTTAAACATTGAATCGTTTTAGTACCCCACCTCCTAAAGAAAGGACCCTATACAATGGCGTTAAGAGCAGACAGACAAGGACCCCATCGGGTAGCCTTTGAGAAGAACAAAAGGGTACTGCTTAAAACTCACAACACTTGCGGCATTTGCGGTAAGCCTATTGATAAAACACTAAAGGCACCACATCCTTTGAGTCCAGTAGTGGATCACATTGTACCAATCAATAAAGGTGGTCATCCATCAAGCATCGAAAACTTACAGTTGGCTCACTGGACCTGCAACAGACAGAAGTCTGACAAACTTTACTCGGTCAAAGATGAAGCGCCTAAAGTTGTAGGTAACAGAAACCTTCCACAAAGCACTGATTGGGCTTCTTATGGCGGTTAAAAAATTTAGATACAATCATACCAAAAAGAAATTAAAAACTGATACAAGCGAAAAGAGAAGGGGGGATAGGTACCCCTCCGCCTTGGCGACCGAGCTTCACGCCGTCACTGTACATTTTTTCTCACGCGACTTTTTGAAAGGAGTGAAATAATGGAAATTTATGGCATTGAGTACCTAAGAAATAAGCTAGCTACTCATAAAATTCGTGTTGATTTAAGGTATAGACAATACGATATGAAGAAGAATGAATCAAGCTTCGGAATCACAATTCCACCTGAAATAAGAAAAAGATATCGATCAGTTTTAGGATGGTGTGCCAAAGGGGTGGATTCTTTGGCTGATCGTTTAGTTTTTCGTGAATTTGAACATGATGACTTTGAGGTAAACGAAATTTTTGAAGCAAATAATCCGGATGTATTTTTTGATAGCTTGGTTTTGTCATCTTTGATTGCTTCTTGTTCTTTCGTTTATATTTCAAGGGGTGAAGGAGAAATACCTAGATTACAAATAATTGAAGCAAGCAATGCAACGGGGATTATTGATCCAATTACAGGACTTCTAACGGAAGGGTATGCAGTTCTCGAAAGAGATAAAGATGGAAATCCATCTATTGAAGCATATTTTCTGCCTGGTATAACTCATTACTATTATGCTGATGAAAATATACCGGATGAACCTATCGAACATAGTTTTGATTATCCATTATTAGTGCCGGTAATTCATCGGCCAGATGCAGTTCGGCCATTTGGTCGTTCTCGTATTACACGATCAGGTATGTATTACCAGTCATACGCAAAACGTACACTAGAACGTGCAGATATCACCGCAGAATTTTACTCATTTCCGCAAAAATATGTTTTAGGAACAGATCAAGATTCAGAACCATTGGATACTTGGAAGGCAACCATTTCAGCGATGCTCGAATTTACAGTTGGAGAAGGTGGTAATGCTCCAACAGTGGGACAGTTCACGACTTCTAGTATGACTCCATTTACAGAACAATTAAAAACTGCAGCTGCTGGATTCGCTGGTGAAACAGGACTTACATTGGATGACTTGGGATTTGTTTCCGATAATCCCTCATCGGTTGAAGCGATTCGGGCAAGTCATGAAAATTTAAGGCTAGCTGGACGTAAAGCACAACGATCGTTAGGATCTGGAATATTGAACGTAGCATTTATTGCTGCTTGTTTACGTGATGACTACCCGTATTTTAGATATCAGTTTGCAAAAACAATTCCTAAGTGGGAACCATTATTTGAAGCTGATGCCAATTCATTAACATTAATTGGAGATGGTGCGATTAAATTGAATCAAGCGATTCCAGGATATATCAATAGTGAAACAATCAGAGATTTAACTGGAATAAAAGGTGGCGATAGTAATGGATAACGACATTGTTCCCGCATTACTTGAAAAAATTAAAAATGAATTTAGTGAGCAGACAATCAATAGTCAGAAGTTGAAGTCTGCTTTTTCTTTGCTCAAAAATCGTAAGGCCACATACAAAAATGTAAATGAGTTTGCTATTGAAATTGGAGAAATATTAGCAAATGTATTAGGCAGCAATATCAACATTGACATTCTTCCTGACGGGAAAATGTATTTTAATATTGCTGATCGGTTGCTTAATGAAACGCTGAAAAACAATTACGATTTGATTTCAAATTTTTCTGTTGATGTTCAAGAGCAGTTAAACAAAGAAGCTGCAATTAAAATTAAAGGACAGAAACCTGACTTCAACCAAGACAGGGTGAATGGCCTTGTAAACAAGATATCAGCAGCAGAAGATTTCGATACTGTTAAGTGGGTATTAGGAGAACCAATCGTAAATTTTAGTCAAAGTGTTGTTGATGATGTTATTAAAGCAAATGTAGATTTTCATGCGAAATCTGGGTTAAGGCCAAGAGTCAACAGAACCTTAGTCGGACATGCTTGTGATTGGTGTAAAAGTTTAGCTGGCTCATTTTATTATTATGATTTACCAGATGATATTTATCGAAGGCATGAAAGGTGTAAGTGTATAGTTGAATATAAACCGGGTGATGGTCGAAAACAAAATGTATGGTCAAAAGCTTGGACTGATCCAAAAAAGGAACAGAAAATTCAAGCTAGAAAAAATATAAATTTGAGAAAGGATGCGTGATCCAATATCTCCCAGCGACAGGGTTATCATGCATGATCGAGATTGAAAGGGGATAGTTTATGGCTACTAAAGTAAAATTTGGTAATCAACATCCTACTCAATCGGTAATTCTTCCATATGATAGATCTGTATCTCAAAGAGCGGTTGAAAGATACCAAAGAACTGGACGAAACTGTTACGATTGGCAAATTGATATGCTTGAACCTCTTTTGGCCATCGATGAAGATGATTTGTGGGTTCACCAAAAGTTTGGTTTCTCAATTCCACGGCGAAATGGTAAAACCGAAGTTATTTACATCGTTGAATTAGATGCGCTTGAAGAAGGATTAAGCATATTGCACACGGCTCACAGGATCAGTACGTCTCATGCTTCATATGAGCAGGTGAAAAAACTGCTTGAAGATTCGGGATATATTGAGGGCGAAGACTTCAATTCAATCAAAGCCAAAGGCCAAGAAAGATTGGAGTTGTATGCGACTGGCGGCGTGATCCAGTTTAGAACAAGAACATCTAGCGGTGGTCTTGGTGAAGGATTTGATCTGCTTGTAATTGATGAAGCCCAAGAATATACCACTGAACAAGAATCAGCGTTGAAGTATACCGTAACCGATAGCAAAAACCCAATGACGATCATGTGTGGTACACCACCTACCCCGGTATCTAGCGGTACTGTTTTTACAAGTTATCGCGACAAAACGCTGTTTGGTAAATCGAAGTATTCTGGTTGGTCCGAATGGTCAGTTGAGGATATGAAAGATATCCATGATGTCGAGGCTTGGTACAATTCCAATCCTTCATTAGGTTATCATTTGACAGAAAGAAAGATTGAAGCGGAACTTGGGGATGACAAACTCGATCACAACGTGCAGCGTTTGGGGTACTGGCCTAAGTACAATCAAAAATCTGCTATTTCTGCTAGTGATTGGTCAAGATTGAAAGTAGTAGCTTTGCCTGTATTGAAAGGACCTCTGTATGTTGGTATCAAGTATGGGAATGATGGTCAGAACGTTGCAATGAGTATTGCGGTTAAAACTTTATCCGGAAAAATATTCGTTGAAACAATTGATTGTGTGTCTGTAAGAAATGGCAATCAATGGATCATTAATTTCTTGAGAAAAGCTAACGTAAATGCAGTGGTTATTGACGGTGCCGGCGGTCAAAATATCCTAACCAAAGAAATGGCAGATTTTAAACTCAAGGATCCAGTGCTTCCTAAAGTATCCGAAATCATTACCGCCAATTCGTTGTGGGAACAGGGAATATTCCAACAAACCATTTGCCACAAAGATCAACCGTCACTAAGTTCGGTAGTTACGAACAGTGAGAAGCGCAATATCGGTAGCAACGGTGGATTTGGTTATAAATCGCAATTTGAAGATAGAGATATCTGTTTAATGGACAGTGCACTATTAGCACATTGGGCTTGTAGTATTAAAAAGCCCAAGAAAAAACAACAAAAAAGGTATTAGACGACTATTTAGCGGTAGTCGTTTTTTAATACACAAAATTACCGAACTGCCGGGCAAGCAGGAGAAAGGAAGTTTGTATTATGACATTCAAAGCAATTGAAACACAAGAGGAACTGGACCGTATTATCCAGGAGAGATTGAGTCGTGAAAAAGGGAAGTTCGCTGATTACGATGAAATCAAAACGCGTAATGCTGCATTAGAAGCAGAACTAGATGATTTGAAATCAACAATCGAAGAATCAAGCAATGCCGCTAAGACTCATGAGCAAACAATAGCTGATCTAAATAAACAAATCGCTGAGAAAGAAACAGTGAATTTACGCACTAGAATTGCGTTGCAAAACGGATTGCCAATTGATTTAGCAGATCGCTTGGTTGGAGATGATGAAGAAAGTATCAAAGCTGATGCAGAACGGTTAGCGAGTTTTGTAAGTAAGAAACAAACGCCGCCACCTTTGAAAAATACTGAAAATAATTTAGGTGAAGGAAAAGATGGCGCTTATAAAAATCTAATTGAAAATCTTAATTTAGAAGGAGAGTAATATTATGTCAACATTATCAAAAGGAAGTTTATTTGATCCAGAATTAGTTACAGACCTTATTAACAAAGTGAAAGGAAAAAGTTCTTTAGTAGCTTTATCTCAACAAAAGCCGATTCCATTTAACGGTCAAAAAGAATTCACTTTCACTATGGATTCCGAAATCGATATCGTTGCTGAAAACGGTAAAAAAACACATGGAGGGGTTTCTATTGCGCCGTTGACCATCGTGCCAATCAAGGTCGAATATGGCGCTCGTATTTCTGATGAATTCTTGTATGCTTCAGATGAAGAAAAAATTGATATTGTAAAAGCATTCAATGAAGGTTACGCTCGCAAACTTGCTCGTGGTTTAGATTTAATGGCATTCCATGGAATCAATCCACGTACTGGTACAGCGTCAGCAATTATCGGAACGAATCACTTTGACGGGAAAGTAACGCAAACAGTTGACTTTAATGAAGCAGATCCAGATGTAAACATTGAAACGGCTGCTTCAATGGTACAAGGTGCGGAAGGTGTAATTTCGGGTATGGCGATGGATCCGCAGTTTTCAGCTGCCTTAGCATCTTACAAAGTAAATGGTGTCAAACAATTTCCAGAGTTAGCATGGGGAGCGAATCCGGGAGCTGTTCGTGGAATCCCAACTGATATCAATCGCACAGTATCTAATGGCGGGAATGACTTGGTTATAATTGGTGACTTTGCTTCCATGTTCAAATGGGGATATGCGAAAGAAATCCCATTGGAAGTTATCAAGTATGGTGATCCTGATAATAGCGGACAAGATTTGAAAGGTTACAACCAAGTTTATTTACGTTCAGAAACATACCTGGGTTGGGGAATTATGGATGGCAATAGCTTTGCTCGTGTGATTAAACCAGCAGGAGGCGGACAATAATGCAATATAAAAACACAAAAACAGGGGTTACTTTTAGTAGCCCTTGCGTTGTTTCTGGCGGTGATTGGGTCTTGTTGAAAGATGAGCCAAAAACTGATGAAGAACCAAAAGCAGTGAATGAAGTAGAAATTGAAAATACTGACGATGAAGCTGAAACACCAGTTGCTGTTCCAGAACAACAAGCTGATGAAAAAGATGAACAAGTGGTTGGATTAGAAGGCATTACTAAAAAGCAAATCATGCAGGAATTAGATGCATTTGGCATCAAGTATAACCCTAGCTCTAAAAAGCAAGAATTGTACGATTTGATGATGCAAGGGAAGTGATTTCATGGCAGCCTTTGCAACTATTGATGATTTGTCAAACCTATGGCGTGCCCTTAAGCCAGAAGAAATCACGCGAGCTACTGAATTGCTTAATATTGTTTCTGATTCTTTGCGAATGGAAGCCGATAAGGTGGGAAAAGATTTAGATAACATGATAAGCATGAAGCCTGATTACTTTTTGAATGTTGTCAAATCGGTAACTGTTGATGTTGTAGCTAGAACACTAATGACATCAACTGATCAGGAGCCAATGACCCAGTATGCAGAAGGAGCATTGGGTTATTCCGTTTCTGGATCGTACCTTGTGCCAGGTGGCGGATTATTTATTAAAAACAGCGAATTGAGCCGTCTTGGTTTAAGACGGCAACGGATGGGAGTGATTGAACCTTATGGCACTTTTGAAAGGAATAACAATTCAATTGGTGGGTTTGACCAAAACGGGAACTGATCCATTCGGGAATCCAATTTACGAAGAAGCAGATATTGATGTTGAAAATGTCTTAGTCACTCCTACTTCCACTGATGATATTGTCAACCAACTTACTTTAACTGGAAAAAAAGCTGTATATACGTTAGCAATCCCGAAAGGAGATACTAATGATTGGGAAGACAAAGAAGTAAAATTCTTTGGTAAACGATGGCGCACCTTTGGCTTTCCTACAGAGGGTATCGAAGACTTAATCCCACTTGATTGGAATAAGAAAGTGATGGTGGAACGTTATGGCTAAGATGAAATTCAAGTTGAACCGGAGTGGAGTAGCAGCTCTAATGAAGTCCAATCAGATGCAAGGTGTATTAGAAGAGAAAGCAACTGGTGTGAGAAATAGAGCTGGCGAAGGTTACAAACAAGATATTTATGTAGGTAAAACGAGAGCAAATGCGATGGTATATGCGGATACATACCAAGCAAAAAAAGACAATATGAAAAATAATACCCTCTTAAAGGCGGTGCGATAAATGATTGAAATTGTGATCAAGAATTTTCTCGATAGTCATTTATCTGTAACTTCCTTTTTAGAAAAACAAGGGAAAATGCCAGAAAGCTATGTTCTTTTCGAAAAGACTGGTAGCGGTGAAAACAATCTTATTTCGTCTTCAACATATGCTTTTCAAAGCTATGCACCTACTTTGTATGAAGCTGCATTGCTAAATGCTGAGTTGAAAGAAGCTTTAAAAGATCTGATCAAACTGGATGAGATCAGTAAGATTAAGTTGAATAGTGATTTTAACTACACGGACACAACAACAAAAGAGTACAGATATCAAGCAGTATTTGATATCACTCATTATTAGGAGGTTAACAAAATGTCAGATGCAAAAAATGTATCAACAGCTAAACCCAAGGTAGGTGGAGCTATTTATTCGGCACCATTGGGAACTACATTGCCCCAAAATGCAACAACTGAGTTAAACGCTGCATTCAAAAGCTTAGGGTATATTTCAGAAGATGGTATGACGAACTCAAACACACCGTCTTCTGAGAATATTAAAGCATGGGGTGGGGATACTGTTGCAAGTCCTCAAACAGAGAAAGAAGATACCTTCACTTACACTTTGATTGAAGCGTTAAATCCAGAAGTCTTGAAAGAAGTCTATGGATCGACAAACGTAACGGGCACAATTGATACTGGAATTGAAATTAAAGCAAATGCAAAAGAACTTGAAGAACACGTCTTAGTTGCAGACATGATTCTAAAAGGCGGGATTCTTAAAAGAATTGTTATCCCAAACGGAAAAGTAACGGAAATCGGAGAAATTAGTTACACTGATGCTGATGCAGTAGGTTATGAAACAACTATTACTGCTATTCCGTCTGATGAGGAAGGAAATACTCACTTCGAATACATTCAGAAACCAGCAGCTAGCACAGGAGGTTCAGGACAATGATTAAAGGGGAAACAAATTCAGGATTCAAGTATTCTATCGAAGAAAAACGATTAGATAATTATGAACTCTTAGAAGTTATTGGTGAAATAGATGAAAATCCTGTGGTTGCGCCGAAAGCTTTAAATCTTCTTTTAGGAAAAGAACAGGCAGCAGCTTTGAAAGAACACGTTCGAGATGAAGATGGAATTGTTCCTGCTGCTAAAATGGTCGAAGAACTTGGAAATATTTTTCAAAATCAAGATCAAACAAAAAACTCCTTATCCTCGCCGGAATGATCAATATCGATGAGAGTTCATTGATATGCGATCTAGCCGAAACCTATAAAATATATGACTACAAACAGCTGCCAGCTTCTAAGGTAGCTGTTTTTTCATGTGGACTTAGAGATGAATCTAGAATAAAGCAAAAGCTTAGTGGGCAAAAAATTCCGCTGAATACTCTTTTATTAGCGGGAATAAACGATAACTTAAGGCTTTTGGTTTGGGCGAAAACAAAAGATGGCCAAAAAGGAAAAAACCAGCCTGAATCGATTCTTTCTAAATTAGTCGGAAATAACATGAACGAAAGAGAGGAAGTTGTATTTGATTCTGGTGAGGATTTTACTCGTATGAGAAAACAACTGATTGGAGATTCAACGAATGGGGGTGAAGAATAATGGCAACAGAATTAGGACAAGCTTTTGTACAAATCATGCCCTCTGCCAAGGGAATTAGTGGATCCATAACAAAACAATTGTCTGGTGAAGCTGATGCAGCAGGAACAAGTGCTGGAAATTTAATTGGCGGTAAGCTAGTTGCGGCGATTGGTGGAATTATTGCAGCGGCTAAAATTGGCGAACTTATAACTAAAGGTATTTCTGCTTCTTTGTCAGAGGGTGCCGCATTGCAACAGTCATTAGGAGGGATTGAGACTCTTTTCAAGGGCAGTGCTGATAAGGTCAAGCAGTACGCCAATGAAGCATATAAAACGGCTGGATTATCGGCGAACGATTATATGGAGAATGTTACTAGTTTCAGTGCAAGTTTGTTGCAGTCTATGGGCGGAGATACTGAAAAGGCTGCCGATAAAGCGAACATGGCAATGGTGGATATGTCCGACAATGCTAATAAAATGGGCACAAATATGGGTGATATTCAAAATGCCTATCAGGGATTTGCGAAACAAAACTATACTATGCTTGACAACTTAAAACTTGGTTACGGCGGAACTAAAACAGAAATGGAAAGACTTTTAGCAGATGCTACAAAATTAACCGGCGTTAAATATGATATTAACAATTTGAGTGATGTGTACACTGCGATTCATGCTGTTCAAGAAGGATTAGGAATTACTGGAACTACAGCTAAAGAAGCTGCAGAAACATTCAGCGGGTCTTTTACTTCAATGAAATCAGCGTTTTCTAATGTGCTTGGAAATCTTTCATTGGGACGTGATATAGTTCCTTCTCTTCAAGCATTAGCACAAACCACTTCAACGTTTTTATTCGACAACTTCATTCCAATGGTCGGTAATATATTGAAAGGTCTGCCGGTAGTGTTTTCTACATTATTTCAAGAAGCTGGTCCAAGGTTTCTCGAAGGTGGGGAAGCATTGTTGTCACAGTTAGGAATTGGGATCGATGGAGGTTTATCAACGTTGTTAGGAAACGTTCGAAGCGCAATCGATCCAATAATTCAAGCATTTAAAACAGCCTTTGGTCAACTTCCACAGCTATTTCAAACAGTGGTATCTACACTCACGCCAATAATTAACACAATTGCTACTGCTTTTACCAAGCTCGATTTTAGTGGGCTTCAAGCAGTAATTTCTGCAATCATTCCTGCTATAACGAATGCTTTCAGCACAATGATGACAATTGTTAGTCCTGCTATTGATATGGTCGTCAATTCTTTTGTAAAAATGTGGAATGCAGCTCAGCCTATCGTCACTGTGTTGGCTAGTGCGCTGATGCCTGTTTTACAAGTTGTAGGTGCATTTTTAGGAGGAGTTTTCAAAGGGATTCTAATGGGTGTTTCTGCGACATTCGACATGATCACAAGTGCAATTGGATTTTTAACGCCAGTTATTACTTGGCTAGTTGAAGCGTTCAAAGCCTGTGTACCTGCATTAACAACTGTTGCTGAGTGGGTCGGAACTGTTATTGGGTACTTTACAAATTTAGGCAGTGCTGGAGGTTCATTAAGTTCTATTCTTAGTAGTGCATGGTCAAATATAAAAAGTGCTGTCTCTATAGCAGGAAGTTTGATATCAGGTGCAATAAGCGGCATTCGTGTCGTATTTAGTAGCTTAGGAAGCGCTGGTAGTGTATTAAGTGGAGTTATGTCTAGTATATGGGGCGCAATTCGATCAGTCATTTCAGCTGCAGGAAATATCATTAAATCTGTATTATCGACAGTTGGTAGTGGATTCAGTGCTATGGGGAACGTATTTTCTAGTGTTGGATCAAAAGTAACAGGCATTATTGATAATGTAAAAAATGTTATCAACGGACTGAAAAATATAGATATCAGTGGTGCAGGGTCTGCGATAATGGAAGGCTTTCTAGGAGGTCTAAAAGCTGCTTGGGAAGGAGTAAAGAACTTCGTTGGAGGAATTGCAGATTGGATCAAAGAACACAAAGGACCGATTTCTTATGACCGAAAATTACTAGTACCAGCTGGTAAAGCAATAATGGGAGGGTTTAACGAGACTTTAAAAGACAAGTTTAAAGATGTACAGGCAACAGTAAAAGGTATGGCTGCAGGTATTACTAGTAGTTTTATTGCTGATGAAATAGATGCATTTTCTAATAAAACACTTCAAATGGATGTATCTAAAACTATATCTGATGGAAACTATACCGCTAAAAGAGTTATTGCTGATGGCGCACTCGCTCAAAAGAAAAATGAACCTATGTATATCACTATAGAGGGTACAGTGTTATTAGATGGTCAAAAGACTGGAACTATCTTAGCACCAATGGTAAAAATTGAAAATGATCGTATAGAAATTATGGAAAACAAAGTTTATAGAAATAGGGGGTAAGTTATGAAAATACCGGTGTTCTTTGGTGAGGTTGACTTATCTTCTTTTATAGACGAGATTACCTCATTAGACAGAGGGATTGGACCTTCAACCACAATTGAATCAAAATCTTTTGGTGAGGCTGGTAACGCTTTTGTTTCCAGTACAAATGAGGAAGCCTTAATCAAGATGTCCTTTTTTATAAAAAGTAATGTGATAGAGAAGAGAAGAGGATTAGCGGGTGTTTTGAATACTAAAGTACCTCGGAAATTAGTATTTGGTGATGAACCGAATCTCTTTTATTATGCTATACCTCAAGGTGATAAAAGTTTTGATGATAAAAAAACTTATGGAACAGGAACTATAACTTTCCAAATTACTGATGGAGTTGCTCATAATAATTCACTGGATAGTGTAGTCGCAAAAGTTGATTCCAATGGAATTCTTGCGATGGATATTGATTATAAAGGAACAGAGAAAACCCCGCTAACACTTACGATCCATAATAATGCCGAAACTGGATTTTTAGGTGCTATTGGCATGCATGGTGATGAAAATACCTTTCTAACACAACTTGGTTATGTTGATGAAGCAGATGGCGAGATTCGAGAAAAAGCACAAATCATTATCGGAAAGGATGGCGGCGTATTTAGCAATTGGACGGATGCGACGACATTCTATGAGCACCAAGAGAAGGCAATTGTTGCCAAGATGCCTGTAACGACTGCGTATGGTGGATGGATGGGTGGTATCCCAGCGGATGCCAAGAAATCAGGTACAAAAAAATGGTATGGAACAGCCAAGGAACTGATTCTTCCAAATCCAATTGAAAGTGCGTACTTGTGGGGAAGGGCATGGTTTGAAACAGGAAAAATGGGGCAAACTGGTCAATGGACAGTAGCCTATGTTGACGAGAATAATCTCTTTGTGGCAGGCATGGCAATTTCCAAAGGAGACAAGAACGGAAATAGTGCTACTGTGTATTTTCTGATTAATGAAGGAGCTGGCACAAAGATTTATAAAAGTATCCCACTGACTCCATCTTATTGGTTGCCTCCAAACCCGTATGGATCACAAGCAAGAAATGACAATCGAAATATGTTTGATCTGAGAAAAGAAGGCGAGAAGATCACGTTTTTCTGGAATGGCGGCTATTATTCTGTCAATGTTCCCTTCTTAAAAGGAAAAAAAGTGAAACGAGTCCAGTTCTATACTGGTCAGTATGCAGATCGTACACCGCAACAAGCTGTTCCTAATATGGGACTTAGGGATGTGTTGGTTGCAGATTTGAAATCACAGTATTGGCAAGATCTTCCCAATCGCTTTTCAGCTGGATCAGATGTGATTATCACCAAAGAAAATGGCATGAACATGATCTATCGGGACGGAATCCAAACACTTGAAGATTTTATCACGGGAAGTAATTTTCCATATCTTGTACCTGGTAATAATCATATTGAATTCCCCTATTCTCCATTTACTACCGTTCCGCCGACAATAACCGGGACGTATGAAAAGAGGTTTGTATAGAATGGAACGTCCATTAATTGCAATCTTAGATAATAAAGACCAATTGCTATGTGTGACTGATGAATATGAAGGTGGGAATTTACATACCTATTTGTTAGGTACTGCTGCATTCTTTCGCTGTTCCATCTTACAAAAATCTGCTATGGCACCTTATTTTAAAGTTGGAAACAAGATCTCCTTTATTTATAAAAACACTGCCTATCATTTTGATATTACGGATATGGTTAAAAATGAGAAGTATGTTACCGTACAAGCTGACAGCCTGACGTTGGAATTGCGAAATGAAGATGCTTCTGAATATAAAGCCGCAAAAGCGATGACCTTTGAGGAATACCTCAAGGTCTTTTTATTTGCTGGTGACAATCCATTGGTTATGGGGATCAATGAAGTAGCGGACAAAAAACTGCAATTAGAATGGGAAGGCAGCGAAGATGATCTTCTTGCTCGCTTGTTTAGTTTAGCAACGAGGTTTGATGCAGAGATTGAGTTTGTGACGCAATTGAATCAGCACTGGGGCCTATCTCAAATTGTTTTGAATGTGTACAAAGCGAATGATGATAAAAATCAAGGTGCAGGAAATAATCGACAGGATGTTCTTCTTGAGTGGGGGAACAATGTTGAAACAATCGAAGTGAAAGATAACATTGATAACCTAAAAACGGCCATCAAGCCGATTGGAACAGATGGGTTAACAATAGCGGGGATTGAAATCGATGAACGAGATACAGAAGGTAATCAACTTTTTTATAGTCCTAAAGCTTCTCCGATAATTTATGCTGTTCAAGTCAGAAATCAGTTTATGGCAAAAGTAAATGGTGATGGGTATATCAAGAAGAATTGGTCCTATGAAACTAAAAACCAAAACACCTTAGCAGGCCAAGCATTAGCAGAATTGAAAAAATTATCTCAGGTGGAAGTGACAGTTACAATAAAGTCGTATGAGTATCTTGGTATTGGAGATACAGTTAGGGCTTTGAATACAGAGTATCAGCCAGCGTTGAATTTATCTGTTCGAGTAAGTGAACAAGATATTTATTTTGATGAGCCGAATAGAAACCAAACAAAATTTACTAATGCTCAGATTCTACAATCAGAAGTGGATACTACTCTGCTTGCTCGTGTTCAAGCATTGATAGAAGCAAATAAAGTCTTTGCGTATGAAATAATTACTAGTGATGGAGTTACTTTCAAAAATGGATTCGGCAGTACCACATTAACTGCTCGTGTTAGAGATGGTATCAAGGATGTAACAGATACCTTTAGTCTGAAATGGTATAAAGATGGCACCTTGTTTTCAAACACCAAGACAGTGACGATCAATGCTGCAGATATAGAAGAAAAGGCAGTCTTTCGTTTTGACGTAGCAGACGATTCGGGGAATGTGCGTGGTGGTGCTGAGGTGACGGTTGCCAATATTGATGATGGTAAGAAAGGAGAACCAGGAAAAAGTCCCATCATTACAATTAACGATGACAGCTCGCTTACGATTGAGGATGATGAGGGCGTAAAACAAACGGAACCATTGAAAGGTGATTCCGGTAAAGGGGTTGCCGCCGAAGAAATAAGCTATTCCATTTCTCAAGATGGAACAACTCCACCAACCTCTGGATGGTCAGGGACTAGACCCACACCTAAAGCGGGCTGGTATATGTGGACACGTACCAGATTCAAATATACGGACAATACCTACAGTGCTTATTTCTATCTTGTCGCTCAACAAGGGAAAGATGCGATCATCATTTCTGCCACACCACCAACTAATCCAGCAACAGAAGACTTGTGGCAAGATCCGAATGATCCAAAAAGAACAGTTTACAAATGAGACGGCACAAAATGGATACATTGGGGGATTTCAATTGATAACTTGATTGCAACTAATGTGCAAATTGAAAACGGCGTGTTTAAACG